ACGATGAACACGCTGGTAATCGGTACGTCAGCCGGGATTTTCGCCTTAATGACCTGCGTCAGCGGCATAATCAAGCCAGCCGATACGATGGGCCAAAGTGAATTGAAGAAAGTTGAAGGGTCCATTTTTACCTCCGATTTTTGATCTTTGCAGACCAAGTTTCCGCATCATCCCGGACCTTCGGGTTAATACTCTTGAAGTTATTCAAGTGACCGAATAAAAGATGACAGCGGCGTTTTCTACATAACGAAATTAAATTGTTTGGGTCAAGCTCAAGTTCCGGGTGTTCGCTAAAGTCCTCAACGTGATGTACTTCAACCCCCTTCTTCGATCCGCATACCTCGCAATACGGGTGTTTTTTTATGTGGGCCTTGCGAACCTTGCGCCAACCACGGCTCCGGGTCAGTGGCTTTACAACGTGCTCACGAATAAAGCTCATACATACCTCAACGTCAAAGTGATCCCCACCAAACAACATCCAGCCAGGTACGCTGACTCCCACCCTTGGCCGATAATACCGCATAGCCCCAGCACAACACCTGCCGCAAACCCAAGCACCAATATCCAGCGTCTAATCTGGCGTTTATACCAACCGATTTGTCTCATACAATCTCCCCAACCTGATGAATCCGGGGAACTCCACAATGCAAGTGGTTCCCTTCAAACTGGATGTAAAGCAACCCGTTCCAGATCAGGGCAAAGCGGGACTGATACTGCTGTCGAAAAGAGGTTTCCATATCTCTGGTCCGTTTATCAACCGCATAGACGATGAAGCTGTCTTGAGCTTTACGAACCAAGTGACCGGAATACTGATAGCCGTTGACCGCCTCGTTCTCTGTTCGGGTCCGCAAAACAGATGTAATAACCGTTTTGTACCCCTCTTTCTGCCACCAATACAGAGCGTTTTCCATAACTGCCGCTCGACATATCGGGTCCAGAAAGGTAAAGAACTCTTTTGACAACCTCTCCTGCTGGTTATCGTCTTCGTCAAATCCAAGATATTCCATAATTTACCAATACAGTTTGTAAGTGGTTGAATCTGGGACAGTAAACGGCACTCCCTTGATCCTCTCACCCTCGTTAGTAATGATTTCAATATCATATTTCTTGTCCCCCAGGCAACTTGACCAGACCAGATCGGCTTGGAAATACCCTTTCCAGTTAGCCCCACCGGATCGTTCGGTTGGCGGACCCTCGACCGTCTTGGTCACCATGATGGTACTATCACAGGAGCAGTTTCCTTTTGGGGCCGTAAAGACCACCTTAGCGTATTCAAGGGAGTCGCCGTCAGCACCTCTGGCAGTCCCATAAACCCGACAAACATAACTCCCACCCGGTACGCCAGCAGGGGTTGAAGATGTCCACCCCCACACAATCTCATCTCCGGCGTAGCTCGAATCGGCCCCGGCAGGTTCCCAAAACTTCCAGTATGCAAGCCGCCAATGATTTCCGTCATCGATCACGACGTTGCCAGTAAACGGGAAGGTGGCGATACTATCTGAGGGGATCGTATCATAAGCGACATTGTTTTTGTATGAAATGATCTTCACCCCGAAAAGCCCCTCATCGTCAGGGAAATACACTGGCCGGTAGGCCGTCCCCGCCCTTGCGCTGGACACCAGCACCGTCAGTACCACCCCGGCAATAAACAGAACCAGAGCCAACGGAACCCATTTGGGGGAGTCGTCAAATATCTTCATTGTATCTCTACCTTTCCATTGTTATGCGTACTGCCGTTTATCAAAACTGTCGTTGTGTCAGAAGCGGCGGCGGATGGCTGGACCGCACCGTAGAGCGTCCATGTACGCCCACCATAAGTCACATTCATTTCTGAGCTTGCGCCCGATCTCGCAAGTCCCAACCAGTAGTTAGATGCGCTCACGCTGTCGAACCCCGGGTCAGAAAAAGTCGAGTGTACATCTTGCAGGCTATCGTTGATCCACGTCGCCGAATCAGTAGTGGTGCTGTTGATATTAACCGTAAACGCTACATCGGGTTCGTAGATGATATTGTAATCGAAGGTGAAGTTATCCTCAGAGCCGTTGACTAAAATGTATGGGTAAGAGTTCCACGTTGGATCGTAAATGATATTATACATAAACTTAGACCCACCAACTACGTCGGAGCCATACCCGACAAACGTCTCCGCTCCGCTATAAATGAAGGTGTTATTCCCATAGAACATATTGCCAATGTTGGAAGCATCGCTTGCAAGGTCGTTAAAACTAAGAGACCGGTTGGGGTTTGTATAGAAGATATTCCCGTAGGTGCTGTCGTAGTTGTTATTCTTGTACCACTGAACCGCGTGCTGCCCAATGTCGGAATCAAAGATACAGAACCTAACGACCGAGGCAGAATCTCTGCCGTTTGTAACTTGATAGGCTTCCTTAAAATAGATAGCGTCCGACTGAGCGTGGTTAAAGTAGCAACTATCAAACACCACCCTTGATTGGCTGTAGATATCGGCCAACCTTCCATCCCCGGTCCCCACGGCAACATCGTATCCGTAGGTTAAGCTATCACGTTTTACAAGGTGGTTGCCTCCCCAATCATCGTCATCGGCGAAGCCACGTTCGCTCGAATGAATCACGCCACCGTTCCCCGCCGCAGATGATGAGACTCCACGGGACATCTTACAGTCTATCCACTTGCTGTCATTAAACTGCGATCCCCACACCACAACGCCGGGAGCGCCAATCCTGAAGTCCAATCCCTGTACATAGATGAAGTCATAATCAACCCCACCACCATATCTGGTGTTGATCGCAGAGTTACGGGATGCATATACGTCATAGCTATTAGGGTCAACCCCGCCAGGTAAGTAGACGAAAACCGAGTCCCCACTCTCCGAGTAAAAACACTCGCCTTCCGAAAGCGACCGACTACCAGATGGCTTCAACAGGCTATCGGTCGATCCCCACGTAACACATATCAGCCCGGAAGACACCGGTCCCCACCGTGGGACGGTTGCGCTGTCAACCCCCGAAAGAGCGTAGATTGATCCAGAAACTACGCCCCACGTTCCAGACAGAAGAGTCGCCCCTGTAATAATCGGGTAGGCCGGGGTATATGACACCCCCTCGCCGGGCCAGAGCGAATCTACAAAGTAAGTATAGCCGCATGTGTCGCAAAACTTTGGTCTGTCGTAGACAGGCGGGGTTATCGACACCTGCGTATATCTGGCGGAGCTACTGAAACGGTTTGTATCACCATGAGATACATAGGCGTTCAGGCTGTCAATGGTGAATCGATCAGCCCATGAAGTTCCGTCTGCCGAACCAGCATTGGTCGGGCCTACGTAGTTGGTCGTCGCCCCGGCGTTCACCGCCAGCAGAATAAATAGTATGGTTGCTAAATGTCTCACTTTGTCCCTCTGACTGTAACGCCCCTGCGATAGACGCCCCCGTTGCGGAAAATCGGACCTTGTGGAGGCGTCCAGTTGAGAGCATACCAACTGGTCTTAAATTCGGACACGCCAATTACACCACAATTTAAATCGCCCAAAGAATCGTACGACGAATCAAGGGGGTACCAGTAGGTGAATACACTAACAAATTTAGTTGTATCTAAGTGATTATCAGGGGCACTTGCGACTACCATGTTATCTGTGAACATATTTGGTGATTGAGCCGACGCCCCCGAAGTACCGGCACTCAAACTCTTCATTGTCCCCACCCAATATCTCGTTCCTTTGGTCATAACAATCGGGGGGCTGAACGGCAATAGCCTATATCGGGGTATTTTATCTCCCAGCATACCAACCGTGTCCCTAAAAAGAACTGTTTGGATGACCGTCTCCGGAGTAGTCAGGGTATCACAATCAGCCCATAGGCCGTAATAGAAACACGCCGAATCGCTGGGCCACGTTGCGTTTGATTTAACCCAAGCCGTCATCCCGTCAAGAGTCGAGCCAGTCGGCCCGTTCCACACAAAAGATTCCCATTGACCCCCTTCTGGCACTGCTCCATAAGAATATAGAGGCCGCCTTGCAGTATTGAACGGAACGGTGATTTCAATTGGATATGTGATGGTATCAAGCGACGCCGAATCAAGTGTCATTCGCAGTCCATAACTGAAGACATTGAAACGGAGGGTATCAAAAGCGGCATTCAAAGAATCCCCAGCGGAGTTAGTTACATATAGACCCTGAGCACGCCCAAAAACAGCATCATCGTTTCCCGTGCCACAAATGCGACCACTATAATACTCTATACTGTCACCAAGTACGGTGGTGTAGTTTTTCTGGATTGTCTCTCCGACCTTAGCCTTCAGATAAACCGCCATCGTGTTGGTTTCGCCCGTTGATATATACCATGCGTTAGTAATATCCACCCCGTCATAGGAGGTAGTGAAGGTGTCCGCCCAAAACTCTCCACCACTCAGATCAGGCTTAGAGTCTATTATCTGCTTCCACAGAAAGAGTGTATCGTCGATCTTTTGGAAACTATTGGTCCGGGACATATCTAAACTGACCCGCCATGACGCCTTGCCCTCGAAGGCGTTAAAGGTAAACGCTGAGTCGTGGTCAAATAGTATATTTAAATACCGAGAATGAAGGCCCGAAGTAGTAACGGGGAGAGAATAGGTCACCTCAATCCATAGATAATCAATATCAAGGGAGGCGCCGAGACCAAGGTCGGCCTCTCCGTCTATAAGCACTTGAATTGAATCAACCGATTCCATCCCCCATGAATGTCCTGATGGAGGCATGAGCGTATCATAATGCACAGTGCTTGTTGATCTTGTTGGGCCATGGGTAGTGTCGTTGCCAATGATGACATTAATGCGGCATCCGGAGCTATCGCCATCTGTCTGAGTTGCTTTGTACTCCCATATAATAACAACTTCGTCAACCGTCGCCCCGGCCCCATAGAAAGCGTATGCTCCCCCTAAATCTTCCACCTCAAACAGATGCTGTTCTGTTCCGTCATCACCCAAAAGATGCTGTAAGGATAATTTAATGTTGTCATTATACCACAAATCAGAGGTGGCCGAGTCGCCAGCAGCCAACCAATCAGCGGGGGAACCTTCGGCGTTGACCCTCAACGTATCTTTGTAACCGAACGCAAGGGTTGGAAAGAGCAGGATAAAAATTAACCACCTCATTAGTAGCTCCTGACCCGTATAACTTGTCCGTGTGACCCACCCGCAACAGTGTACCAAGCCTCAATCTGCACATGGTCGACCTTTATTGTACCTACCAGCCCGGCATCCGCCCTAATTCTAACTGCCGTTGTGCCATTGTTTAGATCAGTTTCATCAAACCCCGTTCCCCACAGGCCATTAGTTGTCCCGCTTGCTATAACAACGGCATCAGTATTACGTGGTAGCCCAATGGTAACCGTGTCACCATACGAGGTCCCGCCCTGAGAAAACCAGACATTGATATCTCTTTGACCGCCCACAAAAGCCGTTCCATTCCCTTCAACCAAAACCCTGAATGAGTCAAGAGATGTTAGGGAAAACGAATACCCGGAGTCGGCCATGACCGTACTCGCACTGGTAGTGGTTGCCCTGATATTGTCAGAAGTAAAAATGCTGTCGCACGAGGTCCATGAACCAGTCAGAAAACAAACCGATCCCGATGAACTGTCGGCCGTCTCACCACTTCCATAAACGACCGACGCCAACAGTAAAAGACTAATCGTTACCAAGTATTTCATATCGTATCCATATGTCTGCCCGACCTTGGTCGGTGCTTGGGAGTATGATTGCTATTATATTAGCATATTCAATAGTGTGGTCCACTCCATCCGCCACATTATCAAAGGCATTGGTGGGAACCGTCACGGTTGCTATCGACGATTCCGTCCCCGCCCCCACATCACGGTCAGTCCACTCTTGAAACACAACAGCATAAGTTCCTATTGAATCATTGACCCCAACCCCGATAGAGTCAATGGTGATTCCTCCGGGAGCAAACCCCCTGATTGGCAACAAAACAGTATCACACACAAGGTTGTCCGGATCGTCAATCGTCAGCATGAACGTATGGTACCGCTCGGCCATGATAAAGGAACTGGACCCGTCAGATGACTCAAGCATATCGTCATCTGAGTCCCACTTTAATTCTCCCTCCACAGTAGTGCTTGGATTAACTGAGGTTGGCAATACAAGCTGTACCCCTACCACGATGTGCTCTGAATTAAGGCTGTCAAGATCAAGGGTATCCCCTACGGCAGTTCCAAAATCAAGCTGGTCGATGACGTCAATCCCATCCGGGAAATTCACTTGGCCCCCCGATTCGCCACCGTCAAGCACCAATGTCCCCGATGGATCACGCATAATCGAACTGTCATTCACAAGGTCGTGTTTGTATTGCAGGGTAGTATCACCAGACGTTATGAGGCTGAACACGGCAGAGTCGGTGCCGTAAAGAGAACTATCAAAAAGACCAACCCCACCGCCACCACCAAATAGGCCCGTCGTGTCTGTCGCCGTTGCGACATTGCTACCGTTGCCCACCCAAATATACCCATCTGCGAGAGTGGTTTTTAATCGAGTACCGAAAATAGTCGACAACGGAACCTCGGTGGTATCGACCTGAAGTTGGTTGCTGGAGATTTTCAGACCCGGACCGTCAAACAGGCTAAGGGTGTCTTGTGCGTCAATCCCGCCCTCCTGAGTAGTCAGCGTCCCGAATATCTTAGAGCCTCTCCATAGTGGCATATAGAATCTAGAGGACTGGAGTATGGACGCCGAATCGACCGCTCCATTGGCAAGCTCGGAGGCTCCCACGGAATTGGCCGATAGGGTTGTACTGTCGTGGGCATGACTGTTGTCCTCAACCGCCCAAGCACCGCCAACTATTGAGATGTCACCAATATCTTCGTTGGCAAAATCCGATGGCCCTATCTGCTGTGCGCCCGTCCCGATATCAAGCTCTGATTCCCCGATGGCATTGGCTACGATCTTTGTTGAGTCAACCGAGTTGGCGTCCATCTCGGCCAGAGCAATGCTGGCCCCGAGGGTAGCCGCTATGTAGGCCGTATCAATGTCAACCGTGAGGTCTATACCAGCCCCCTCCCTGATGTTTGTCGGGTAGGTATAGGCGAATACCCCACCACCGGAAGTGTCCCATGCGACAGAATCATTGGTTCCACTCCCGCCACCGTACCAACTACCCGGAAATGGGAAGGATTCATCGGTGGTAAGTGTGTCTGGAATAGTGATAGTCACCGATCCACCGCCACCACCGGAGCTTGTATACAAGATCACCTGTCCAGAATCAGCCCCGGTAGACGTAAACGATGTCCCCACCACAGAGTCCGGGATCGCTATCGCAGAGTCAGCCAGCGTAGCGTGACCAGCGTTCGAGACAACTACACCGGTCGTGTCAATCATTGAATCGACTATCGAGTTGTCAGGGAAGTTGGCGGTCCCCTCATCAAAGATAAATTCCTCAATAGTTACCGTTTCCCCCGTCCCGGTTGTTGGTGGGTCGGCTTGGATATTTACGGAAGCACCACTCCCCCACGCCCTAATGCCGATGGTGTCGCCGTTCTGGGCTATGATATTCCAATATCCCGACCCGCCCCCGTTCGTCTGTACCGTCCCTCGGCCGGGCCTAATGTGCAGCGAGGTGGTTCCTTTTAGACTATCGGCGTAGAGGGCATTAACGCCAGTGATATCGAAATCATTCATCGTCATCGGTCCCAACAGATCAAGAGTGTCCTGTACCTGAGTAGGAGACTTGATAACTGTCCATTCGTTATCGGGGGTAAGCGTAGATGAGTCTGTATCGTTCGCACCCGTAAACCCAGTCAGCCCCCCACCTCCACCGCTCGTATCATGCCAGATAGTATCGCCCGGAGTGACCCATCGGCTTGACCCCGTAGAGTCCGTTAGCTTGAAATAAACGCTGTCAACCGATCCACTACCGGCCGCATTGTTAGGGAAGGACCGAAGGGTATTGTCTCTCGTTGTGTCGTCGCCGTACAGTAACCCGGTAATGTTAATAAGCCGGATAGAGTCTTGTGGGGCGGTAAAGCCTGATCGTTTTTGGTAGATAATCATGCTGTCGCCGTCACTAAAGCCCGATGTGGTATCGTAAGCCCATATCCGCTCATTCTGCACCAGCACGTCATACGAGTCCCAGATGGCAATAGCGGCATCCATGCCCGTAACGTACCCCTTGTTCCAATAATACTCATTGCCGTCCATCGTAGATTGCGCCCACTGAAAGACCTGAACCTGATAGTCGGACCCGTTGTTAAGAGTATCGTTGTCTATAAACTTACAGTTAGTAATCGAGTTAAAACGGGATATCTGGCTGGAGTCGGCAGCTGTATTCCAAAGGAACCTGATTGCCTCTTCGCCGTTGTTATAGATCGTGCAGTTGTCGATATCAACCCCAGAACCGTTGACATAAATCCCGGTAGAGTTGTTGGAGAAAATGTCCACCCCGATAATCTTCACCCCAAGACTGTCCTCGTAGTGATCCGGGTTGATATCAATACCGTTGTGGGTTGGATGACCCCAGATTGCGCCACCCCTAATGGTCAGCCGATAGCCACCAGCAGGCGGTCCGTCCCCCGAGTTTTGCAGAAGAACCCCCGAATGGCCGTTTGAAGTCGAAGAGGTGTCCCCCTCAAGGTAGCAGTCGGCAATGGTTATGTCCTGATTGTTACCAAGCAGTTGAATCTCGTTTTTACCTGACCAGTAGAAATGAGAGTTTGACACAACCGCCTCGGTATTATCCTCAAGCGTCAACGCTCCACCAAACCTGTCATGCCCACCGCCTTCCCATTGGCAATCGGTAACGGTCACACCATGAGCATTTACGATCTTTGCCCCAATCCAACCGTAGACCCTGCTGATCCTGACATTATCCTGTGCGCCACCGGTGGTCCCCCTCTGCATAAGCAGATACACGCCAATGCTGTTAGTGTCGGCATCGATTCCCGAAGTATCGTCCGGCAGGAGCATGATGTTATCTATCCACGCCCCAGAATCCATGTGGATAATCCCGGTCTCAGCCCTGAGATACAGCTTCGATTCAGGGCCATAACCAACCAGTCCACAGTTCTTGGGGATATAGAGGGTGTCGCCGATAAGGTGTTGGCCAGGCGGTACAAGCATAACGTCACCGCTTGACATGGCCTCCGTTACCGTAGCGAATACGGCAGAGTCAGCAATCGTACTATCCCCAACCGCTCCGTACTCGGGAGCCTTGACGTTGAATACATTCTTCCAGATTCGGTCGTACCGCTGGGGATGAGGACCGCCGTTGCCGGGCTGGGCAAGAGCCGAAACCGCAAACAGCAATATCATCAGGATATATATTGGACGTAACTTCATTTTGATACTCTCTGTTTCTCAATGTCTTTATTGAACATGACTGAGTTGTTGGCATTGTTCACCGACAGGACTATCACAGTCTCGTAGTCAGGGCCGATATACAACTGATCGCCTCTTTGGAGTTTCATCCCGGTTGAGTCGAACGTCGGGAACCGGGGGAGGTCCATCATCTCGCTAATCTGTTCGGATGAGTACCCCTGAATCTCTAAAAGGTTGTACAGGATATCCCCGCTCTTATCCATCCCGGCGTAGACCACTATTGCCATCGCCGATATGATTAGCAGAACCATTAGCCGCTTCATCATTGACCAACCTTATCCTTAAGGTTTTTTATCTCATCTTTATTATTGGCGATCTTTTCATTCTGGACAGCATCGACGGTATTCGATCCCCCAAGTTGATCTTTGAGTGTGTCTATTTTCTTGATAAGCATGGCTTGGTTCGCTTCCATAACGATTACTTTAGTTTCGAGTGCCGTGACTACGGTATTTGTGTCCCATGCAAAACCAAAGGACACTACGATTGCCACATGGAGAAACCCTAGCGCAAACTTACCAAGAGCGGTGTCCCAGAAACTTTTCTTCCTGCCGTCGCCGTTGATGACTTCCATATGATCCCCTATCTCCGTTTTGATTTGTAAGTATTAACACCAACACCAAAGAAGCCAAGCCCGGTAGTCAGGGCCGCACGACCAAAGCCAGCATCATTGAAAGCATCCGATATATCTTCGTAAACTAATGGGATAACGGCCCTTATGGCAGATTCCGATGGTGTCACTTTCTCGCCAACCATCGTCTTGCCTCTCCATAGTTCTAACGGGAAGGTTACAGACGGGGCGAGTTTGTAAGATGAAAACCGGAAAAATGCATCAAGGGGATCATACCTCTTTTGGTTTCGAGTTAATCCCTTGCCGGTAAACCCTACCTTATCTGACCCAGCCGCACCGGCCCTGAGAATGAACCGCATCGGCTGTTGAAAACCCGCCCAGATGTCTATTCTGGTATTGCCGACCTTGATCTTGCCGAAATCAGGGCTACGGGGGTCAATCCCAACCTCATACCCGGCCATTTTTGCAAGGGCGAGAGTAGTCATCCCCACCCCTGCCAATCCAGCCATATCTCTGGCGACCGCCCCACGTACACGAGGAACTTTCATGGCCTTCAAAAAGTAGTAAGGGGTCTGGATTCGACTAGCCGCAAACCGGGGAGCGAAAACGAACAATGACATACCATTTGCCGCACCAGCGAACGACCCTAAATTACCTCGACCGGTCGCTACGTTCACCCAGTTGGCATAGGCCTCTAACTCCTGTCTGGTAGCGTTCGGGAATTTAGCCACAAAGTCATCAAACACCCCCGCCCGTAGTAAGTTAAGATGACTTACCATTTGCCGCTCAGACGCTTCAACCGCCTTGCCCAAAACCGGGACTTTCTCTAACCAGGTCGTCATAAATGATTCTTCACGGTCAGACAACCGCCCCCTTCTTAACGGACGGCCAGGCAACCACCCCTCGTTTAACGGAGAGAGGTACAACTTGCTCTTGGCTCTGATCCAATCATTGGGGGATTCGTGGATCATCCGATCAATCTGTTCGGCCTTGTATTTACTGAAAAACGCTTGGAATGATTGTCCGAATGTTCGGGCCGCTAAAGCAGGGCGAGTAACCGACAAAAGCAGTCCTTGTCGTAAAGTTCCCGACATATCAGCCGTCGCCTTGAGCGTTCTCAGAGTGTTCGCCGCCTCACCAAATACTCGCTTGCCAGTGACCGGGGCCATATCTGCCTTGAGGTTCCTGATCTTCTTGCGGGTCATTTGTAATTTGATTTGCGCCCGTTCCAAGTCCTGTGGGACCAGTTCCGGGGTTGGTTTTTCACGGACGATAAATTCTCCAGTCCGGAGTTGTTCATCTAATATAGCCTGTTCCTTGTCAATCCTCATTGACTTGCGAAGCGTCTTTAGGTCGGACTGGAATAACTTAATATCTTCGGCGGGTATTGACTCGCCGTTTTTCAGCAATTTATATTGATTCGTGAGTTGGTCGTCCAATCGGTTGATAGCGTCCAAAGACTTTTCAAGCCGCTGTGATTCCGAAACAGACTCGTAGGCGGCGGTTCGTATCTTTCGGAGAGCTATCTGTCCCCGCTTGACTGATCGAAGCTGATTGATCGATTCGGGCGAACCGGCTTTTTTGGTAGATTCCTTAAATATCCCTTTGGTAGCGTTGTCTATGTCAGTCAACAACTTGGCTTGCGACTTTAGCACTCTCGTTTGTGATTCAACGGCAGACTTAGCTTTAGATTGCAACTTCGGGTTGCGGGCGTTCAAGGACTTCCATACATCCCGCTCAGTCAGATCAGGGATATCCGCTAAAACCCTTTTGGTGACTTCTTTTAAGCTGCTAGCCCCCTCCCTGATGTAATTCACGGCCAATCGTCCAACAAGATAAGCCCCTTCGGCACTTACCCCGGAAACGTCATTGACCCTGAAACCCAACTCCGCTAACTGCTTTTTGAGATCAGTACGTTCTTGAGTGAGTTTCGCCTTACCTTTGGCTGACGTGCGAGTAATACCGGCCTTTTTAAGCTCCCTTTGAGCTTCACGTTCGGCCAGAACCTTTTCCTTATCACCGAGGATTTTTTCATACTTCGCAGTTATATCAGCGACCTCCTTTTCAAGTTCAGCGTTCCGAGCAACAGCTTTCTGGATTTTAGCATTATCCAAAGGTGTCAGTCGCTTGCCCTTAATTGCCTGAGCTTCACGGGTGACGGTCGCAAGGTCATATTTATCCCTGTTGACCATCATGCGCCTAATCGACAACCCTCGGCCATGTTCGGTCCCTATCTGTTCGCTGGCTCTGGTCAGTTTATCCAGTTGGTCTATAATCCCGTTGGCATTGGCTGTGGCTTTCTTAACTTCACCTGTAAGCCCCTTCTGGGCCAGGTCAGCAATGTCCTTAACGGCCATATCGTATTCATCGACCAGCTTCGTTGCTTTCAGGGCCATGCCAGCGTGTTCAGCGTCCGTTACAAGGCGATTGGTAGCTAAAGCTTTGTCAGCGATCTCAAGGGCGTTCTGGTCGTACTTATTCTCTTTAGCCTCTGCCGCCGATCTAATCCATGCCTTTTTCTTCGGACGATCCAGATTATCAAGCCCGTAGTCAGACCTGATTCGCTTGATTTCTTTCCGGTTCAGCCCGATAGCGTTCTTTCCCGGTTCTAAGGCCGGAGCTTTTTCAACAGGGGGTTTCGGGGGTTCAGTGACAACGGATTGTGGCTTGGCGGGTGTCTTTTTAGCGTACTGCGCCGCAAGGTCGGGGTAGTCTTTTAAGACTTCAGGGGGGACGGGCTTGCCCTCGGAAAGGGCGTTCTTAATCATTACCTGATGGTCGAGCCTCTTCGCCGTTACGGGGTCTGTTACATTGAACTCCGGGCCAGCATTAGACTTATATGACCATAGACCATTATCCTTTGTTGCTGGTTGTCCGTTCAGGATTGCAGTTGCCCCGTCAGGGGCGGCGGGAACATCCTTGCCCGGAGGATATGTTCTGTCAACGGACGCCTCTCTTGTCATCTCCCACGGATGTTTTCCTTCCTTTGGTACAACGGGTTTCTCCACGACAGGGGGTTCAGCCTTCGGCGGCTGTTTAGCTAATTCTGCCCTTTGGGTCGGTTTCTCGGATTTCGTAAGCCCTTCCCATCTGGTACTGCCCGGTGCGCCCAATTCACTCTTGCCGCCATAGACCTTTGTCAGTGATTCCGGCGCAGGGATTTCTTCAGGACTCGGAATCAGTCCTTCTTTGGCTTTATTGGAAAACGACTTTTCTATCCCCGGCTTGCGCAGTTTCCGCATTTCATTCAGTTTGCCAACCCCACGAAAGACCCCCTCACCAGCCGCCCCAAGCAGTGCTTCCGTCGCTATATTAGTCGGATTAAACGGCTCATCCGATACCAACTCTCTCGATAGGCCCGAAGCGGCCCCAGACGCACCGCCAGCGGAAATAGAGCCAAGACCAGCACCACCAGCAAGGGACATCAGCCCGGCGTATTTTATCCCTTCGCCCCCGAAATTTGCAATCGTATTGATCCCTTGGTTTGATCCCTTTATATCCTGTATCGGCTGACCGACTATGCCGCCAACCAAGTTGATGACCGCACCAGCAGATTTACCGTATGGATCATACGGGGGAGTCTTTCCAACTTGCTCTTGCTGGAGATAACTGATCGCACCTTCGAGTTTTTTCTGTTCCAGTGGAGACAAATCCTGAGCAAACATCTTCGTTCTAAGGAGTTCCTGACCTTCCGGGGTCAAATCCCAATACGGTGAATCAGGATTGGCTATCCAATCGCCTTCCGGTTGTTGCGAAACAGAACCGGATGGGCTTTCGGCTATAAGCCTATTCAGGTTCGATTTGGGGGCCGGTGCGCCGATTGTTGGCTGTAACTGGTTGACAACCGGGGGTTGCCTCAAAACGTCCCCAGCGACCGGCTGAGGCCCACTAAACGCCATTTTACGATCAAGCCGAGAGGCCGGTAGCATATTATTATTAGCAAGAGACTGCTGGGCCACCCCGGTTGATTGCGGGGGGACAACTGGCAGGGTGTCAGGAGATTTCAGCGAAGCGGTAACATCCGCAAGTCGTTGCCGTTTGATAGCAGATTGTGGTACGCTTAGATCGCCAAATCCATAGGGTCTCTCGTTCAGCCGAGCCATAGCGGTTTGTGGGTAATTAGCCGCATTGGTCGGGGCCATCGACCCATATTGATCTTTAAGAGACTTCGGCTCCATCAAGCCGTATTGTTCTTTCAAACTCGCCATTACTGAATCAATCCTGCATTCCAGCGTTTAACGAACTCTTTATATTCAGCATCTTTGTACGATCCGTCATTGGGTGGTGGCGCAGAAGGCGCAGTGGATTGAGTTGAGCTTTCCCGGATACGCTCTTTTTTCTGCTCGGGAGTCAGATTGTCCCAATCATCGTATATCGCCCGGCCCATTGCATCCTGTTCGGCGGTGTACCCCCTCTGTTTGTCCGCCGGATCTGGTATCTGGAAGTCAAGGGGAGAACTTGGGTGCATCTCCTGCATATACGGGCTGATATCAAAGGTGCCCCCGGTCTGTATCATATTGGCTATCTCGCTTACAGGAAGTCCTGAGTAGGCCATGATGGTGTCAAGGGAGGCAGATGCCGTTAGATCGGCATAGTCGCCAACCTGTCCCTCTCGGGCGAAATCTTCTGAATTGACAAACGATTGTAGAGTAGCGGGGTCATCTGATAAATCACGGTTAATAACCAGATCATTAAACGCATCTGGATTGATTGAAGCCAGCCTGCCCTTAACTCTGTTAGTCAAGCGGTTGATGTTTTGGGTCCGTAAATCCAGCCCCTGAAGTCTGGCCTGAGCGTCAGATAGAGACGGTTTTTCTTCTTCAGGCGTTTCATCAAGCGACCGCCGGGCTTTTTTTATTTGCAGTGTCTTTAATTCACGGTTTAGGTCACTTGTCTCTTGATCGTCTCTGAACCTTAGGGCTTTTAGCCACCTATCGGTGGTATCCTGCGACAGTTGTTCAGCGTCAGACTTGCGCTTATCGGCCCTGTCCTGTTGATCCAGAGAATACTGAATCTGTTGGTACATCTGATTCAGATTGTCTTTGCTGGTCTTGCTGGCCCGATCTTCATCCTCAAGCCGTCGCCGACGCTTGATTTCTTCCATGACCGGAAGCAACTCACCGATTCTCGATGCCGCACTGCCTAATGCCTGTCCAAAACGACTATAAGCCATAACCTACCCCAGACTCGCCAGCGAGCGAGCAATGTTAAAGTCCCTGTCTGATTTAGCCATATCGGCCTGAATACTCGTACCCAGAGTGAACTTTCTTTCTGACTCTAACAGCCCGCTTAACAGAGCGTTCTGCCCCCGACCGGTATCAAATCCGTACCGCCTATTCACCGATTCCCCAAGTCGATTGATCTCGGGTATCTGATTTGCCCGGTTACGGGCAACCGCCTGATCGACGTTAATTACCGGCTTACCGGAGAGAGACATCAGCCGTCTGGCCCCCTCTTTCTTGTATTTCTCGTAAGGATCACCACCGAAAAGAGCCTGGAGAAACGCCCCACCGCCTTGTAATCCCAATGTTAAAGCATCTGAAGCCATAATCTATTCTCCCTTAAAGTGTCCGGCCTGTCGGTTGACCGTGAAATCCATCATGTTTATCTCGGTATTGCTCTGAATACCAGAGCTATATAGTTCTATCTGAAAATACTGCAATGGCGACCGATTCCCGTAATTCTTGAGAATATACGCCTCTGAAGCCAGTGAAGGAAAGACAACCGAATCACTTACAGACCCGGTTTCGTCATAAATCCTCGCTACGATAGTCGAATCATTCCCGTCTGTTGACGTGACCCACAGTCCGATATCAATGATCTGATCCAACCGTCGATCTGCCCCGAACACACCTGATCGCCACGTTACCGGGATCGCAGTACCGTTGTCTGAGTTGGAAGTCCCGTACCGGTAGAGATTCGGGTCATCCTCTTTGTAGAAATACATAGTCTTGCCGGGAATGAAGTTTAGAGCATCTTCGGTATCGTAGAGAGTCGCTCCCTTGAACGGCATTGACCATGTAGCCCATGCGCCCGTCTTTTCAAAGAACGCCCAGGTTGTATCGCCCAAACTAAACAGAGCGGTCTGATCCGTAGGCAGGTAAAACCCAACCATATCCGATAGATCGCTGATTGTCCGGTCATCGAAGTCGTTCAACTGACCCGAGAGCGGTTTACTGAGGATCGTTCGGTCAAGGTAAAGTCCTTCTGATTCGCCCTCTATCCCTCTGGTACTCAGGAAGTAACGATCCGCCCCCTTGATACTGGAATAAGGGGCAATACACCCCCAACCATCATTGATCTCGGTCTTGGTGTACTCGCTGAACGTGTTCCACGAGGTGAAGTTTTTCTTGACCCTTATCCCGCCCCGGAACGGGTAGGCAGTGGTAATGCGATCCCCATCGTCGTTGTTGACGGGAGTGAAGTCCCAGAACCCCCACTTGGTAGCGGAATCGACCTGTGATCGGTAGAGCAGGGAACCGTCTGTGCCAAACAGATACCCGTCGTATGAGAATATCCGGCTCAACCTCGCTGGTGGGTCAGTCTGGGTGTACGCCCGGCGCAGTTCCAGTGTGTCATACCGCATGGAATCAACATAGATAGTATCAGCCGCCGGTATCTGTGCCACAAGGAACGGATAGAGCAGAATCGTCGTATCGACTGAGTATGTTGGGTCTATCCAGACATATCTATTCCATAGGTCTCGTTTCCACGGGGTTCCAAATAACCATGTGTTAAAATACTTCTTCGCCGTAATCTTGTTATGCTGGCTTTTGAATAAATCGGATTGATCGTTGTACCAGGCACTAAATGCGCTATCATAATTCCCGTCATATCCGGGCGTAAACTGTCCAACCTGATAGACCATTGATCGATATAGATTATAGACTATCCCGCTATCGTCCGGTGGCAGAGGCGGGAGTCCGATAGTAAGAGCGTAGAACTTATTGGCATTGTCGGCATCGTTGTAAATCACGCACCATTCGGACAATGGCCCCTCATTCCCAGTCAGCGTATCTATCGGCGCAATGGCATAAGCAAATCCAAGTGTGTCCTTTTGCGGGGGGATACCACACCAGATACCCCAGTCTATGTTAGCCGACCACCCGGTATCGTTGGCGGCATAGGCCGTATCACCAAACCAAGCCGAATCATTGGCCCCGACCGAATCTGGCGTAAGCCCTGACACAAACCCGGGTGCCCCCGGTCTCCGGGTCAGCACACCGGTTGAATCTCTCCCCGCCCAGACGGTGTCCAATGCCAGAACACCGGTTCCGTCCCGGTTAGCCAACGCCGTATCCGATAGACTGTCGATCAGGACCACATCCGCCAGAGATGTAAACTTGTTTGTGTCATCTACCCCGGCGGCGTTCTGCACCATGCAACTGTCTTCTGCGGTAATCTTCACATAGATATTCGTGCTATACAGCCTCATCGACTCATCAAGCCGACCTGGATTAGAGGTCGTACGGTAAACCAGATATACCAAAGTGTCACCGCTCGGGATAATCGTCGAGTCAACCAACGAATCTACCGGGTGCATGGCAAAATTACGCAGTAAAAACCGTCCGTTCTTGGTCTTGACTGGGGCCGACACCGGCCCGAGTAAGCCGATGTTGTAGACATTAGACCCACCACGCTTGTAGAGATGCCGGAGTGCATACCGCACCTCGCCATCTATCACATAATCCTCATCTTCCCCGGACTGTCGGCTGATCGGAGTAATCAATGGTTCCCCGAAAGCCGCCAGAGGATATGAATGGGCTATTTCACCGTTCCAGACCACCCCCCGTTGGTCCCCGTTGACCATATAAACATTGTCGTTGAACATGGCGAATGAGGTCGGGTTCTGGGTTGACCAGTAAGGCCAAATCTTTGAAGGCGGGCCGGACGATACCGCCCATTGCGTTACGTCAGCAAAGGCAAAACGGAAAGATATATCAAGGTAAAAGCTGTCCTCTACAATCTTGACAGTGGTGTCGCCTGAGTTAGTAGCTGTCAACCACGGACCCGCCGCGCCGTTGATCCAGTTGACAATAGTATCACACCACCACTTGACAGTTGTGTCGGCATCGTCAACTGAGATCGATAAAACCCAAGTCGAGTCTCTATAAATGATTGTATCTGTATAAGTAAGCGTATCACAAAAAGCAGGCACCTCAGACCCCGATAAAGTAAAGCACTTGCCAGACAAAATAGACGCAGTATCGGGGGTCACGTGCAGACTATCGTAGGTCTCTACCCCGAAGTCATGCCGTCCCATCTCAGAGGCGTAAATTGCCCCGTACCCTACACCGGTTGAATCAACCGCCGCCATCAACTGCTGTTCACCCCAAGAGTAGTACGCCCCGTACAGTCCAACAAAGTTATCCATACCGGGGAAAACAAAGACCGAATCGTACCCTAAGCGAGCCCTGAACGATCCATCAGACAGGTCAAGATTATGGACGATTGTCCCGGCACCCGATGGTAAATAGAACTTGTTAAGCGAAGTGACAAGCCCCGCCTTGAAGTCACGTACCATGCCCGTATCTACCTGCGATTGCGGGACTTGCGCCCGGCAGGCGGTAGCGAGTAAGATCAGGATTGATATTTTAATTACAGTTCGCACAGTCAAATCATCTTAGGTTAAAGGATTCTCTCTACGGTTTGCCCGTTGTCGTTCATTAGGTAAACTGACGGGTATTTCTCGGCCTCAATCGGACAAGGAGTGGCGGCGCCGTCTTCTTTACGTTCTACTCTCCCACCGTCCTTAGCGGCTAAAAGACCCGTCCTGAGTTGAATTGGCCTTTCTTGTCCGGGAATTTGAATCTCAAGCCACTCTACGCCCACACCATCTTCCCTTTCTGTAAAGTCTGTCCAGTATTTGCTTGTGTAGTTCTTGCATTCAAATACCTCGGTAATCGGATAAGTACAAATCTTCAAAAACATCTGACTAACTCTCTTTCTATCTGACTGTGCGAACTGACTGCTTTCATTTTATGTCCAAATCATACCGCTCAATTATTGAGCATATGGGGATACAAATATCACCTAATCCCTGCTGTATTATGTCATCTTTTTGAGTCTCGGAATACTTGCTTTGAACAACTATTATCTGGCCCTCTGTCTCTGCAACCAAGTATCCCAGGGTCTCAATAATCAGGGGTTTACATCTGTCCCTGATATAGTCCACGTTAGACCACCCGTGCCCAGAGTGTGAGTCTACCCAGATTACAAGAACGGGCTTAATCTTCATCTTTAATCATCCCTTTCTCGTACTCTCTCATCCAATACTCTGCCGCACCGAAGTTAAACCGCATGGCGTACAGTTTTGAAGCCGCAAACATGATAACCTTATCAAGGTATTTCGCCCTGATCTTCAAAGCACTATCCGGCGTCGCTAAATGAGTGGTGTCCAGAGCGTAGTATTCAATCAGGACATTCGCTGTGTCGCCACCTCGTGACCACTTGGGGGATAAAATCAGTTTCCCACCATGAACATCCCAATAATTGATACTCAGCTTATCCGCCAGCGTCATTAACCATTGTAGATTGCTCTGACGGCTCAAAAAAGCGGTGTCTTGCGGCCACATTTGCAGGGGAAGCCGCAGGACTTCATTCTTTTTCGTGTCCTCGACCATCAAAAAGACCGAGTTTGGACCCCTCAACCGCACGAAATCAGCCGGTAGTGCACCCCCCTCGGACGCACTATCGACTAAAACCGTGTCGAACCGCTCATAGGCCGGGAAATCCTGACAAGTAGCCCTGACGCCCCACGACAACGCACGAAACATGGCCGTAGTGTCGATATAGAGGTCTCCGGTAGCCTCCAACTGGCCCCAGTCCGCAAGCTGTTGCATCAGGGAGTCACGTTTGGGGCTTAATGTCTGGCAATAACTGTCAGTAACCAGCATTAACAGGAGTATGATTATCAGTTTTTTCATCACCGGTTCCCGTATCCGTACATTTTTGATCTCGCATTGTTCTGGTTCACTATATGAGGAGCCATCTTGGCTATGTCGGTATCGGCCCCGCCCTTATCATACCGCTTGATCGTATCGACCAAAGCGGCGGTGTACAGACCAAGGCTGATATCAGGTAACAGTCGCCGAGCAAGTGAAATGGTCAAGAACCAGTCAAAATCAGAGGTAAAATCATTCAACTGGATATCGTTTCGCCAGAAATCATAAGTAATCAACGTCCCTGTTTCTGAGGGAGTAGCGACTATTCTGACCTTGGGGAACCTATCTTCTTTGCCCGCAGGAACCCAGAACGCCACATCGCTGATAGTATACCTTGTTTCCAGGTCATCCATGACCGACTTGGTTTTCTTGGTCAACAGCATTTTTGCAGTACCATACCTGACTGAAGCGATCTGGTAGGCGTTATTATCGTCGCCTTTCAGCGTATAGGTCGAAGTGTCTGCGGTCGTGGTGGTAGATGTCTCCTTCATAGCGAAGTCCCACTCATGCGCCCCACCAACCTCCAGCACCACGCTTGGCACTTGTGCCTTCAGGCGGTTTTCTAATTCCTCCACGGTTATCCCAAGCCCGCCCTTATCAGTAGGAAGGGCGAGCCTGCGGATAGCTGGCAGAGCAACGACTGCTTGTACCAGTTCAGTCGGGGTCATCGGTTATTCGGCCTCGACCGGTTCTGCGGGGAGCGGGTTTCCATCCGGCATGGTGACTTCTTCGTCAACCTGGCTGACTCCCTCGTCAATTCTTTTGGTGGTGGCTTGTTTTAAGCGATCCTGTTGTCTGGTGAAAATAGCGGCCTGCCGGACGCTTTCACATTCCTTGATCGTACCGTTCTTGAACCCTTTGGAGTTCTTGATGAAATCGACTTCTTTTTTGGTTTCAGCAACATAGACATTATCCCGAAACCGCAGGGGTTCTTCGGGCTGGGTGACAAACCCACCCTCGGATTTCTTTTCTTTGACCCAATGAGCGATCTGATACTGAGAGGCGGGTGCCCAGAAAACTACTGGCAGAGACATACGTTCTCCTTTGTTTCAGGGGCGAGTTTCCCCGCCCCATCGTTAAAACAAGCCGTTACCACGGCGTTTCAGTTATCATCTTCGAGCCATCGACGTAAGCCGATTTCCCCAAGACATTGAAGGTTGCGATATCGTCATAAGTCGTGGCCGCACTGACCCGACCAACGATACGATAACCCTTGGGTGCCTGAAGGTACGGGACGAACGGGTTCGCCGCCCCAATCTCTTCAAGGGTATCGTCAGCCATGACACGGGTATGAGCGGTCTGGACCGCCTCAGACGCTTCCTGACCTTCAAAGTAGAAAGCGATCTGGGGACTTCCACCGGTCAACCCGACGTTAATCGAGGCCGTCAGGAGAGTATTCCAACAGACTCCTTTTTCCTTGAAATGTCCACCCTTACCATAGTTATCGAACCGTTCACCGGAGATGGCAAACGAACCGTGGTCAGTAGCAGACGCATCAAAGTAAATCGGCAGACCCTTAGCCGTAAGGCAACTGGTGGCCCCTGCCGTCAAGAGCTTGGACGCTGAAGCGTCCGCCCGCAGACCGGCATGAAGGATACACCGCCAGGCTTTCTGGCCGTTGATATAGTCCCTCACCGCCCCAAGGGTTGTGTAGGTAGCAAAAGCCACCACCCCCGAAGCACCGATAGCATCGTCCCCAGCAGGGGCCGCGCCATCGACAGTGAAGGTTATATTAGACGCCGATGTTACCGCCGCCGTAGCCGCCGTCCCGCCTGTCCCCTCGGAGGGGACGTACTGGACGATCAACGCAACGTGCGTATCGACATCAGAGAATGACTGACCGTATGGACGGGCAATCATCTCCTGTTCCAAATGAGAATGCATATTATCGACTCCTATTGTTCGTAAATGTTCAGATCAATCTGCATATCGTAAGACGGCCAGAACGTAGTGTCGCTGGTACTGTCTCCGATGTAATAGACAATAGAAATAACATCCTTGAACAGCGTATCAACCCCGGCGGAATCACGGGGAATTGCAACATGAAGGCTCCCCGGAAGAGCCGACATAATTGCGCTGTCCAGAAGGAAATACTGTCCATTAGTGGACTGATCTCTAAACACGGTATATAACCAGACAATGGCGGAATCATCCTTGCCTATCCCGCCGTCACCGGTATCGGTTGATGCTTTAAGGATAATCGTCCCGTACAATCCCCCGGCATGGCCTTGTCCGCCATGAAGTCCGACGATGTTCGGGATGGTATCCGTATGAGTTGACCGACTAGTGGCGTTAGCTGTAACCGTGGCGGTGTCAAGAGACGAATCCGCAACATCGAGGGTAAATGTCACCCCCTTTTTGTCGGAAGTAACGAGGATTATACTATCCCCCCCGTTGGCCGCAGTAACCACACCACTCACGCTATCGGTTCCATTGAATGCCGCCGCTAACGAATCACACACCATAGCAAGGGTCGTTACGGTCGAATCCCCCTTGCTGAGCGAGTCTCCGAGAATCAGGGTCCAACGAGCATCGTTCAACATCCGCTCTTGCTTGAAAAGGGACGTTACTTTGATGTAGGTTCCTGAATCAACGGCCACAACACTATCGCCAAATCCGCTTACGTTATTGATTGAGTCAACCAATTCCGCAATTAGATTCGCCAGGGTGTCGTCAATACCGGCGATATCATAGTCAAAGCCAACGGTATCACCGTCCGCCCCTGCCTGATATGCGATATCAATGGAATAAGTGAGTGCAGTATCAACGACAGAAGCCACATTGATTCGCATAACCTGAAGAGGCGAGACCCATGCTACGGCACTATCAGCACCGAGCCCAGACCCGTACCCCTCAAGATCAAGGCTGTAAACAAACGAATCAATAGCCGTGAACTTATTCAGCTTCATGACCAGGGCCGTATCACCAGCATCGGTAATCGGTAAATATGCGGTTTTCGTCGTGTGAACGGGAGTTGCCGCATAGAGCACAACTGCCAGCACACTCAAGAAAACTAACGGGATAAGTGACTTACCTCTTACCATCGGGCACCCCCTTACACCAACGCACCGACGTGCATGGCGTGTCGGGACTCGTTAGCCATAAGCATCGACCGAACCTCACGGTAGGTGTCGATGATTTTCTCCGAAACACCGATATCCTTGGCATCCTTGTGGAGTTTAGGGGTATCAAGGTATTTCATGAAGATTCTGCTGAAATCAAGCAGATATCCCCATCCCCGGAGCTCCTGTGAAGTGAACAGGGGCATCGGGATCAGATCGACCGCAAGCGGGCCACCGATATAACGCTGAAGGTTCATCCCATAAGCCGAACTCATGGGACTCACCTGGAGTTTATCCTTCGCCCAGTAGTTCAGGCGACGGAGCACGTTCGGGGCCGCCATATAGGCGATGTTGGTCGCATCAGGGTTTTGATCGTAGTAATCGCCAACCCAGTTGTCGAAACCGGATTCAGTGATCGTCCCGCCAAAATCCTTGAACAGAGTGCCGTTGTACAGCGTCTGGGTAATTCCGCCCATCATCCGCTTGGTAGCGGGAGCGGTTCCACCGGTAGAGCGTCCACCGAACAGGCAGGTCTTTTCGCCCTTGACGTTGAACTCGTACCATTTCTGTCTCTGCTGTTGCATTCTGAACGAACCCGGCCCGCCAAAATGAGTAACCATCTTGTCGTTGATCCGGGAAATCGAGAACTGCAACTTAACCAACTGTTCGTAGTTGTAGATATTCGAGTTGGCGATAGAGACATCTCTAAGAGTGTCCTCATCGTTCTCGTCCAGTGCCGGAAGAAGGACTTCGATCTCGTCACCCTGTTGCCAGACAGCGGAAGTCGTGCCCCCCTGACTGATCGTCACGGTGACGGTGTTGGTCGTGGGGGTTGTATCAACGATCCGAAGATCATTGGTACGGGGGTTATAGAGCAAGGTATCTTGCACAAGAGTCGTGCCGTAATCGGTCACGTAAACGGTAGTACCGGCCGAAGATTCGGTCTGGGCGATGGTTACTCTGGTCGGGATTTCGTGTTCTTCGGTCAGATCAACACGGAAATTCTGAGCACCCATTTTTGACAAACGTGACGTGATCTTGGTGAATGGGGTCATTGGAGCCGCCGCATTCAATCGCTTCTTGTACATATCAACAACAAGCTCATTCGTCGCCGGAAAGTTACCCGATCCGGCTAAAGAAACTGCTGTTAAAGACATATATGTTTCCCCCTTGATAAATCAAGGTTACATGACTGTGAACCCTTGTTCATCAGGAACAATCTCATCGGCCATCCTGTCGTTTACGGACCGAGTAGTATCGGTTCCGCCCCCAACGGGCTGGGCCAACTGATTAGCGGCATCTACTTTCGCTTGGTCAGCCGCTATCTGGTTAGCCTGGGCCGACTGAGATCGCATACTGATGATATGGGAACTCAGATAGTGTTTTACAAGATTCAGTCGAGATGTGGGGAGCCCGAGTTGTTTAGGCATAGGAGTTGATTCCACCGCTCGTTTGATGGCATCGTTCATTACCTCATCCGGCAGTTTCCACTTTGCCTGCATCTTATCAAGGACTCCATCGCAATGCGCCAGTTCATTGTCGTACTGCGATTTAATCTTCTTCTGATATTCTTGTGTTTTCTCCGCTTGCCGATCAGATTTCATCTTGTTTTGGAAGGCCGCAAGCTCTTCGGCTATCGCCTTCCTGACGGCAGATGGTGTCAGTTCTTCATACTCATCGTCACCAGATGGTGCTTGTGGGTTCTGCGGTTCCGCTGGTGAATCATCAAAGCTCGGCCTTTCCGGGAGACTTATTTCCGGGGGAGTCCCCATCAGTTCGGCCATTTCTTGCTCGTACTGGGCCAGTTGTTCGGCCAATGCCTTGTTCTGATTGGCTAAATCCTGAGCTTTGGTTTGATGATATGCCCGTGATTTCTCAACATCTTCGGGCGTTTCGACGGTTTTGGGCTCCCCAACGGGGTCTGTCCCTTGATTAGTAAGGTCTGTCCCCGTGGGCTCCTGAATCAGGTCTGTCCCGATAGGCTCCGTTACTTCTGACATTATTTAACTCCTTTAGAACCGGCAAGCGGCTGGTTTTTTATTTGGTTTTTTATTGCTGTTTTACTCAAATCTTTCTGTTTCAATACGACCTGGTCTGTCAACTCCACTACCATGATGAAAGCGGAGATAAAATCACTTGTTTCCTGTATTTCAACGGCGTTTTTGACGGCTTTTCGGGATAAAGACAGAACGTGAGCCTGCAATTCAACTATCATCCCTTCGTATTTACGCCTCAATACTTTCCAACCCTCTGTTTGGACAAAATCGATGGCAGAAGAATTGGTTTCTAACTCTGCAATCGCTTTCTGAACAACGGTGCGCCGGTCATACGTCCGATTCAACGCCGTTCCCAGCCCTCTTATGATATGCCTGACGTTCTTCATTGAGCCGCCATCTGGGTCATCTGCCGCCCATTATCCTGAGCTTGTGTGCCCGTTGTCTGCGGACCCGACTGGTCGGCGATCTCCGCCTGTCGCTGGATGGCAATGTTCTGCATCATTTCTTGTTCTTCAGATATCAGGACATCTTCTAAATCGTCGTCTAAGTCATGGGCTCTTAGCAACGTAGTCAGCCAGCCACGCTCGTTGACTATCGGACTCTGTGATATCCTCTTGTCCAGCTTAATCAGACTGTTCTGGCGAATCGCCTTGTTGACAATCTTGTCAGACCCCTCAAATGTGAAGTTGAACCCACCGGGTATGTCTCTGGGGTTCATAAATATAAGTTCCTGAGCATCCTGTTCGCCCAAAAGCTCAACCTTATCCTGTTTTCTTGCGAATTGATCTATATGGTGCAGGCATTTAGACCCGAAATCAGCCATGAATACCTCTTCTAACAGTCGGACGTTCAACTCCTGCAATTCGTTACCAGCATCGTTGAGCATTGAAACCTCGCCAAGAGTAGCGTCCCCCTTTTCCCTCTGTCCTCGTTGCGATCCGTAGCTATTAGCAGTCAAGTCCATGTACTCAGACAATAGATATTGCATGGTGAAGTGTTCTGGGGGAAGGGACTGCCCTCGATCTTCGTAAAAAACGTCTTGTATCCGTTCACCGGGCTTCAGGTCAAACCCAATCTTGTTTCCCACCTGGTTGATTAACTGTTCTGGGGAAACACCTCTCCCATTAGCGTAGATAGTCTTTCCCTGTTGCAGGAAGTTGGCGTTGTCCATTGTCAGGGATAGCGTGTCATTCAGGGCCGACTGGAGCGGTTCAAGCGGCTTGCCCTCGCCATTGCCCCAGAAACTTGCCTGAGTGTGGGGGTCAATGTTGTGAATTGATCTCGATAGGTTGATAAGCCCGTGTCCGCCTTTCTCAATACGGAACGGGTTGGGCCTGTCAAACAGGACAAACTGATCGTTCCATACGTCGATATAGCGGTCTCCAAGAGCCTGTGGAGACTCATATCGGAACAAAACCCCAATATCACCCTCTGGGGCGGGGGTTGTAAGCCCAAGGGCGTTCAGTATCTGGTAAGCCCTGTTTTCACCGCCCTGCAATGCTACTTCAGTAGCGTTGTCAAAGGCATCGAAGTCAAAGTCTGGACCATAGGCACCCGACATGGCATTCCGTGTGATCTCACGTCTGGAAGTAATTCTGACCTTGATAAGATACCGGCAAGATGATGCTTCGTTCAGGCCGGTGGCATACGGGTCAACCCGGACCTCCCATGGGGCGTAAGTGTTGAGCCTGAATCGCAACCTTTTAACAGGTACAAACTTAAGGTCTCTCTCCGGATCGAACGGCAAGAACTGTATCCCGGTTGGGGTCAGTACCGCCTTTGGGTCAACCACCCTTTGAACGTCGTTGACAAATACCGGTATGGGCTCCATGAAAGCTGTGCCATACAAAATGTTCATAACATCCATCAGAATGAACATTGTTGCAAACCCACCCTTGGCAAGCAACTGGTCTAACGCCTTCACCATCAGCCTGGCCGATTCCCGGTATTCTTTGCGGTCTGAGGTAAACGGGATGTATGGCCTGCGCCCGATAACGTTCCTGACATCACGGGGAAGTTTGGTCTGGATAATCGACATGATCTTGGGTATAGCGATATTGGCGAGGTCTGGATTGCGCCCAACCATGTCCAAAAAGGCATGGAAGTTGAGATAATCCGCCTCATACTGGTCATCACGACTGTATTGTACGTCATCAGAGTGCGACCATGCCGCCTGAAACAGCTTCAGGGGGTCTTTTTCGTCGAAATCCAGGGGCGAGTATCCGTGCATATTAAGTCACCAGCTCTCCGGTCGGGGATACAATGTCAACCTGATCTGGGATACTGACAGGCAGGGCCGTCGCTTCTTCGTTAGTTAAAGTTCCCACAACCCCGGTTTCTCGGCAATATCGCCAGAGTTTACCCTTGATTATCACGTTAGTAACGTATCTGGTGTCGGTAAGTACCCAATCCCCGGCCTTAAGCCCCTGTTTTACATCAGGGCCAACGTCGTGTATCTGAGCAATAGGACCATCCAGTTCGTTTCCTCTGGGTATCTCAATCCCTGATTCAGTCCTGATCGGGGACTCATCGACCTTCAGTATGATAAAATCACCGGTTGCCTTCATTTCTTGGTCCCCTTCTTGGCTTTCTTCTTGGGTTCCACGGTCTTGGGGTGCTTGGCGTAATACGCCTCAGTTGCCAGCTTTTCAGCCTGAGCAACCGACTTCCCTTCTTTCCGGTACTTTCGCTTTAGTGCTTCAAGTTCAAGTGGCATAACGTAACTCCTTATCTATATCCTGAATAAGATGACTTACGACCGGGGGGAAGCACAATAGTCGGGCCGGTGGATACGCCCATAATCGGCTTCGGGCCGAGCATCGCAATATATCGCAAGTCGGCTATATAGTGGTCATCCACACCCCTAACCTTTTCTCTCAACTGTTCTTCGTCCGACTTCTGCTCTTTCTTGTAAACGTACTTACTCAACTCTTTTGGCAGGGAATACGCTGGTTTGCCATTGATATTAACAGTCTCGTAATTACACGACTCAAATATCTGTATTTTGCTTTTGGTTAAGTTCGTACTGGTCTGGTCAACCTTGAACATCGACCAGAGCTTGAAGATACTGCTATCAAACGATCCAGGACTCTTGTTCACCAATTCAACCGACAGCCCATTAGGGCCGGAGCGAAACTGGTTCCACAGGCTTTCCTGCTCAAGCATATCCTTGCCGTCACCCTCTCCCGGTTGGTCTAACAACCAAACAGAGATGTTTTCCCCCATAGATCGGGCAATAATTAAGTTCTGCCATTCCTCAACCGTCATAAATCGCTTAATGGTGCGATATACAACCAATTCGCCGGCAGGGCTCCATGCCGCCCACATCGCCGCACAGGGTGTCTTTTTATGGGTGTCTATACAAAATGACCGGGGCCATTCTTTTGGAATCTCATAATCCGGGACAATATGAACCTTGGGGTTCCACTGGGGGATAACCCGGCCAGCGAGTGCCGTAAAGTGCCCCTTAACCTTTGTATCGTAATAGATTGTCCCCTCAAGAGAGGACAGCGACTTCCTGACCCCATCGGGATCAAGATGTGGGTTTCCCCTCTTATCAAAGTACCAGTATTCAACGCTAATCCCCTTGGGGGGCGATGTAACATGATCCTCTTCCCACGTCAACCCCTCTTCCGGGGTCATTGAGGACGCAAAATACCCGTTTCTATCGGCCAAACGGTCTTTATTCTCCCTGTAATACTTCTCTGGTGCGTGCTCGTCCATGTAACAGGCATCGAGATCAACGCCACCGTAGGTATTAACGTCTTCCTCATAGGTCTTGAACTGGACCCATGACCCGTTGGCATAGTGTAGCTTATGTTCTTCAACTGACCATGCCGTGCGCCACTTTCCACCCCGGAGTTCCTTTCTAATCGCTACTTCCCTGAACTTCTCAAGCAGAACGCCCATAACGTTTTCCCGCCACTTCGGGCCGCACATTCTGATCTTGACCGGTGGTTTACGGAACTTAGACCGAACCGGGTGGACCCCCCTGGCAAACATATCGGCATCCTCAATAGTTGTCTCTGTCTTACAAGACCTTGTGCCACCAAACGCCCAACGCTCATCGGCCTCCGACATAATGAATCCATACTGGTCATTACTCGGAATCCCAAAAGCATTGGGGTCAGATGGTCTTATCGGCACAAAATACCGAGACCGCTCTTCAAGTTGTCTACGCTTTAGTTCGCCCGTTATCTGTGCTAGCCGATTCTTTTGATCGGGCGATAGCAAGGTAACGTTCGGCTTCGGCGACAAGCTCTGAGTCGTCTGCATCTGCATCTTTAGGTAATTCCACGGTTTGTCTGTCTTGAAGAACCTTAGTTGATATCAATATGTCCCTGGCGGTATCTCTCGCCAGCCGCTTACTCTGTGCGTCAGGGCTGTCGATTAAATCCAGGCATTTGTCATAAACAGCCACAGCACGGGGAATTTTGGTTGCGACCGCGTCAATCATCAACCGGACGGCGGGCAAATCACCAAAGAATTTATCCACAATCATATCGTATTTTTTGATTGTGGTTGGGCTTAGGTTAAGAGCCTGCGCCGTCGCCTGAATACTATAACCGAGCCTTCTTAGTTGCCAGCAGGCATATTGCATATACTCCGGTATTGCAACATCTTGCATGTTATTTTTGGACAACCCATCTTTTTTTGCCTCAACATCTTTAGTCCTTTGGGCTGGCCTGCCTCTTTTGGCATATTTTCGTTTTTCTTTCGTCGGTTTATCAGCCACGTTGGCAGTCATGCTATTCCTTTGAATAGACCGAGGACGGCGGGAATGAGAGTACAAGGAGCTTTACACCGCCCCCGGCCAGTTTGATTGACGCGTGAGTATTATACGGAAGTTTTATTGCGATAAAATCGCATTTGCGTTCACTGTGTGCAAATGTGACGTAACTTGTGAAACAATCTGAGCCATTCTTGACCGCTTACGCATCTTTTATCAAATAACCCCTAAAGTCTTCACCTACCCCTGCCGATGCTATTCCTGCAACCATTTAACAAGGAGTTTGGAATGGCAATCAACTGGCAGAGAATGTTTCGGGTTTACCGGGGTCTGGCGTTCAGCTTTGACGCTTATTTGCGAACGGTGGTATTTAAGCAACAGATTAAGGGGTTCAACAGGTTAGAGCGAGCGGTACTGGAGTTGGAGGAGGATGAGCGAAATAATCCAACAAAAATAAAGCAAAGACAATAAAAACCACTTGACAATTATTGAGGGTTAACTATCTTGGGGCGCAACCAAGTTAATGACGAAAGGATAAACCATGAAATCAGTTTCGAGAAAGACCCCGAAGGTTATCACCTTTGTTCCTGATTCGCTTGATCTTGAGGCGTGGATCGAAGAGCAGGCCAAGATTGAGTCACGGAGCAAGTCCAACTGGCTCAATCGCCAGCTTACCGCCATGATGCAGAAACAGAAGGAAGGGGACAATGACTGAATCAAAACACACGCCGGGACCGTGGGTAGTAAAACACTACGAAGGCGGGACAATAGGCGTACGCCAGGGCGATAACGCCCCGTCTGTGATGCTTGCCGATAACCCAATCGCTTGCGGTTTCTCTATTTGCAACTTAGTAGAGAATGCAGATTCGACCAATGCCAATGCCGAGCTAATCGCCTCTGCCCCCGACCTACTGGATGAGAATGAGCAAATGCGCAAAGCGTATGACATCCTGTGGAAGTGCTCGAACGAAAGGGACAACCTTAACGCTGAACTGGTGAAGGCACTGGGGGCAGCACAGGTGGTTATGGAGTTGAACCACAGGGAGTCGTATAACAACGAGTATCTGATATGGTCGGCAGAGGACCAAATGGCTCTCGACGTGGTCAAGGCCGCTCTCGCCAAAGCTAAGGAGTTATCCAATGACTGACCCAAAGCTCGTGCCACATTCATACCATAGAGAACAGGACTACACCGACTTCTTCGACGAAGGCGGCAGTACCTTGTTCACCGTTGACCATTGTATGCCGAAAGAACTCGCCGCTCTAATTGCCTCTATTCCCGACCTACTGGCTAAGAATGAATCTCTCAAAGCCCTTAACGTTGAACTGGTGAAGGCGTTAGAATTTTATGCCTCTGATGATACCTATAAATCACAACTGGGGCCGTTCCCCGTCAAGGCTCCAATTAAAGCAGTTGAGGGCAATTACGCCAAGATCGCTCTCGCCAAAGCTAAGGAGGTCAACGGATGAGCGACATCACGAGGGTCCACTATTCGGCAAATCCCGTGACTAAGGTGTTCAACGTCCCCCTGTCACGCCAGTCGGTTGGCGATAAGCCACGCGGACTTTGGTATAGCGTAGAGGGGTTTGGGGACGATTGGAAGGCATGGTGTAATGCAGAACAATTTTCGCTTGATTGCCTTAGTTGTCAAACAGAATTAGTGGTGAAGATGGGTAGCATATTAGCGTTAAAGACGGTCGCCGATTTAGACGACTTTAACCATGAGTACGGGACCACACTGCTCGATATGCCCCATTTTATTGACTGGGGTCGGGTGGCTAAAAAATACTCGGGAATAGAGATTGCTCCCTATCAATGGGACCGCCGTTTGTGGGGTAAGTGCCGATGGTATTATGGATGGGACTGTGCTTCTGGCTGTATTTGGCGGAAGGATGGTATCGACCTGATGCATAAAACGAAGGAGGTCAACGGTGACTAACTCTAATAGTAAACTATTATGGGGGATTGTGTATATGGTACTTGGTGCCATACTTGCCGCTATTTGTGGATGGTCGTTTGCTGACGGGATTATTTTAATGCTGGTCTGGGGGATATGGATGGACCCCGACAGGGGGGAGGCCAGCAATGACTAACCGAGCGTACCGACCCATGTTTTTCGCCGCCATAGTGATTATTGCTCTGTTGGGCGGGGCCATGTTCAAGTGGGTTATGGGGATAAAAGGATAGACGATGTTTACCGAAAACAAAGCAGGAGGAACGGAATGAAAATTTCACTGGCAACATTACAAAAACTGATCGACGAAGCCGAACTAGACATCAAGTTTGATTGTGAGTCCGGGTTGTTCGTCGATGGCGGAAAGAACTACCACGCCGGGCAATCTCTGATGTCCCTGCTATTCAGCAAACAGGTGGAAAAACGGAATGAGGAAGGAAAAGACGATGAAGAACATATCTCAGGCGATGCTTAAGATAATGGAGGGGTGTGGCCGGTTAGTTAAGGACGGGCATAACGACTTCCAGAACTATGACTATGTGACCGAAGCAAGCGCGGTCAGCACGTTTCGCAAGTTGTTGATAGAGAACGGAGTGGTTGTGCTCCCGTCGTTGATGCCGGACTATTCCATTATCACGATGGTTCGGGGGAAAGACGGTGGCGACAAGCCGATGACAACTATCTATGTGAAGTACCAATGGATTCATGTAGCAACCGGTGAGCAGTTAGAGACTATCGCTATCGGCCAGGGGATTGATTCTGGCGACAAGGGCGCATACAAAGCCATGACCGGGGCCAACAAGTATATGATTATGAAAGCCCTGCAACTCCCGACCGGAGACGATCCTGAGGGCGATGAAAAGACCGACAAGCAAGCGTCCCATAAACCACAGACCACTAAGGGCGTTAAATCCGAACAGCATCACGGCGAACCGGATGACGGGTTCCCGTCCAATAAAGACAAAACTCAAAAATGTGGGTTCTGCGGTGAATGGCATATCGAAAAGGGCGAGATCATTACCAAGACCGGCAAGCAGAGAGAATGGCAGGGCAAGATGTTCGATGAGTACGGAGCTGTTGCCTGTCGGCCAAAACAGGAACAGAAAAGCGGTGGGACCAGCCAGTTACATCGGATCATCGAGCTGGAAAAGCTATGGGGTGACACCGGTGAAGAGTTGAACGGACCGACTATGAACAAGGCCCGGATGGAGAAAATGGGAACCATAGCGTTTGACCAGGCTTCCCCTGCTGGCCTTAAAAACTATCTTGAGTTCCTTGAGGGACTTGGATTGGATGTGGACTAATGAATTTACCCGCAATTATCGAAAAGATTGGGCTGGACGAAGAACAGTCGGCCCTTGTTGTCAAGCAGTTTGAAGAGTTTGCGGTAATCGCCGCCGAATGGGAAACCAAGGCTAAGGCGATTGTCGTAACGGACGAATCGCAGACAGAGGTAATGGCCCAAGCCAGATCGGGCCGACTATTCCTGAAAAACAAGCGGGTCGAAATGGAAAAGATTCGCAAGTCGTTGAAGGATCGGAGCCTAAAAGAAGGACAGGCGATTGACGGCATTGCCCGGTACATCAAGGGGCTTATCGAACCGATTGAGAACCACCTTGACCAGCAGGAAAAGTTCGTCGAGATCAGAGAGGAGCAGCGCAAGGCCAAACGATTCCAGTCCCGTGATACTGTCCTTGCTGATATTGGCGTTATTGATCGGTCTGTATTCAATCTCCGGGAAATGTCGGACGATGAGTTTGCGTCTCTTGTTGAACAGACCAAAGAAACGAATCGGCTAAAGGCAGAAGAGGCCGCCCGCCTTGAGACAGAACGGATTGCAAAGGAGAAAGCCGAAGCCGAAGAGCGAGAACGTGTACGAAAAGAAAATGAGGTCTTGAGGCGGGAAGCCGAAGAGCGGGAACGGGAACTGGCGAAGGTCCGACAAGAGAAAGAGGCCGCCGAAGTCAGGGAAAAACAGGCCACCGAATCAAAGGCACAAACGGTACTGACCGTGACAGAGCAGTTGATTGTTGCCCGGAGAACCTTGACCGCCGTTCACCAATCAACTTCCAGTGACTGCAAAGAATGTATTGCAATCAGGGAGCTAATCAAATCAGCCATTGACAAGATAGGCGGCTGGCTACAGTAACCACCTCATACCCCCCGGTCGGGGCATAGTCCCCGGCTGGGGTATGATATTGGAGGATAGATATGCTAACCGAAAAACAGGCATGGCTTGAAGTGGCAGAGGCGTTTTATACGCCGGAAGATGATCGTGCCAGGAGGCAGAGGCGGATAGCTTCTTGTGGCATTTGTAATGCCATAGACGTACTGTGTTTTTTATCTAAAATCGGCAACGACACGGCGGACCGAATGGATATCAAAATTAAAGCTGATCTGCCGCCGGGAAGCTCGTGGTTCTGCTACCCCTACCGCTGGGTCGACGAACTATTGCGGGCCAACGAACTGCTCCGGGCAGACTATTGTATGTTGCAGTATTATATGATTGGAGGACGAAGATGAAACATGGCCCGTTACCTCAATTGAGGGTAGAGTATAATCACAGCGAAGCACCTATCGGTATTTCTGCACCGGAGATAATGAGATTTGATACTGACCTTCTGTTGTATACCGGTGATCTAAGGGACGAAACAATTTTCCCGGCGATCGTCACGGCCTGCAACTACCATGATAGGCTGGTAGAAATGGTTAGGTCGGCCCAAGAACAACTTGACCTTTGCGACAGGGCATTAGCATTGGAGGGGACATCCCTCCAATCTATCACTATCTTCAACAGAGGGATTGACACCCTACTTGCCGAACTGGAGGACGAAGATGAGAACCATTCGTGAGGTTGTTTCATTTAGTATGTCGGGGCTGTGGATTGGTGTCACTCTCGGTATGATATTTGGACATTCCACAACAACGCCCATTACGTCTTTTGGCGTAATGGGCTACGCTAACTTATCGCTACTCTGGCTTATCTTAGCCAGGGTATTGTGGATCACCGGTGTTGAGGAGGATAAAGATGAGTAAATACCCGGAGATAGAAATAACGAAAACGGTGACATCCCTGAGTTTAACTGACGGCCAGGCGGTTACACTCTGGTTGTACGACAATGTATCGGGGCACAACGTCCAAGTGGAGATACGGGTTACCCTGGAAGGCAAAAGAGAGGTATTCTGTGACCACATCTTAAGCGTCAAGGGGTTCTCTGATTGGTATGACATGGAGGCAACCGATGACAAATGAACAGATAGAACAAGCGATTAGGGTGCTGTGTTATAAAGTGGCTTGTAATTCAGGACCGTACATCGATGGTACATCGAAAGATTCCATGCGTTTTTTCCGTCAGCGGGTAGCAGAAATTGAGGTTGAGTTACTTGCTGAGTGCGGTCTCAGCCCCAAAGACAAGGAGGATAAAGATGGCAATTGAAACCTATAAGTCGATAAGCTGTGATGTTTGTGGGAATGACTTACCATCGTCATATTCAATTACTGCGGCAGAGGCTCGACGGGAAGCTAAGAATGAGGGGTGGCGCCGGAAATACGGATTTGATCTTTGCCCCAACTGTGAGTGCCCTACTGTGTTCAAAAGAAAGCATAAGGCCAGACGGAAAAAAGTTTAACTTGACTTCCCGTTGAACATTCGAGATATTGAAAACGTGAAAACCTTCAAGATACATAGTCAAATAAACCCTTCCGCAGGTTGTCGCCCAAATTCGGGCACAGGTTTTCACGACCCCTGCGGTCGGGTCTTTTTTTAGGGAATAGACTATGAGGGAGTTTGCCAAAGTGCTTCCACAATTTTGGATAGGCGATACTGGTCGATGGCTTAGAGACCAGGGGCGAGAAACCCAAGTACTCGCTCTCTATTTACTGACCTGCCCGTCGTCAAATATGATTGGTCTATATTATCTGCCAATCCCGACGATCTGCCATGAGGCAGGGATGACCCCGAAAGGGGCTTCGAAGTCCCTTGCAAGGGTCTCCGAAGGGGGGTTTGCGCACTACGATTATCGGGCCGAGTATGTCTGGATACCAGAAATGGCGTCCTACCAGATTGCAACCAGTCTAAAGCCAGCAGATAAACGTGTCAAGGGGGTCATAAACGAGCTTATAAAACACCGTAAGACCAAGTATTTCAACGAGTTCCTTGATAGATACGGTGAAGTATTCCACCTTGATGATATAAGCCCCTTCGAAGCCCCTTCGAAGCCCCTTCGAAGCAAGGAGAAGGAGACAGAGAAGGAGACTGATAAGGATAAGGAAAAAGAAATACAGCCTTCGGCTGGCCCTGATATTCCTTACGCCGAAATTGTCATCGATCTTAATCTTAAGACCAAGAAACGATACCCAACCAATCCTGTATCACAGAAAACCAAGGCGCTCATAAAAGCCAGGTGGAACGACGGATATCGGGTTGACGATTTCAAGCACGTGCACGAAGTCAAGGCCAGAGAGTGGCTGAAAACTGATTCTGAAAAATATCTAAGACCGGAGACGCTTTATGGAAACAAGTTCGAGGGATACCGACAGCAAACAAACAAGCGATGGACAGACGACCGATGCTCTCTTGCCGGAGGACATCCAGAGCCGGGTATTATCGGAAGCAAAAAAGATTTACCTGGGTAATCTTCTGCCAAAAAGATATACGGGCGAATCGTTGTCATGGGATTCGGTTTCTGCCGAGACGGCCAATGCCGTTAAATCATCGGCCTATAGTATCGTTCAGGGGATGCCGGCCAGTCTAATGATTACCGGGGCGGTTGGGACCGGCAAGACCGCTTTGACCTGTCTTGGGGTTGGGGCCATAGCGGACCTTTTGGTTGAGAAGTTTAAACGTCAGTTCAGGATCAAGAAAGATGCCGACCTTAATTCTCTCCCCGGTCAGTATGCACATTGGTTCAACAGCCAAGTGCCAGTTCTGTTCATAACCGAGTTTCAGTTAATCAGGAAGATTACTCAGTGGATGAAGGGCAGAGACACGTGGGACTGGGAGGATCGGGCAAAGTACGGGCTGGTGATTCTTGACGACTTTGGGCGGGGATACAAATCAGACTGGTCGTCTACTGTCTTGGATGAGTTCATGGACTGGATGTGGTCGAACAAAAACCCGATATGGGTGTCAACAAACTTCCACCACAGCCAACTTGACGACATCAGAAAATCAGACAGCACGTCTGATTATAAACGCATGGTTGACAGACTTCTTGATCCCGGCTGGACGGTTCAGTTGTCAACCGGGAATGAGTCGAGGCGACGATAATGCGAACCTGCGTAGATTGTGGACAGGCGTACCAGCCTAAGAAGGCTGATCGCAGGTCAACCAGGTGCCCGGAATGTCGGAAGTTGCACAACGCCGAGGTCCACCGTGACTATCTCATACGAGTAAACTACAACGAGCAGATGCGAAGAAAGTATTACTGGAAAAAGGAGTCGGCATGAAGATAAAGAAATGCGTAGACTGCAACAAGGAATACGAGACTAACGACCATGATTGTCGGTCGTCCAGGTGCCCCGGCTGTCAGCTTATCCGCAACGATCTGCTGGTAAAAGAACGGGCCGCTCGTGGTCCTCAGATTTACAGTAGCAAGAGCGTTCCCGAGCCGACCATCGAGCAAGTATCATTGGCTCCTATTCACCTTCAGTCCCTGTCCGTAGAAAAGATGGTTAAGGCAATACAGGAGAAAATATGACAGACATGGACCGTCCTAACAGGGGCAAGGAAGCCCCGGATAAACTAATGCCGAGAGGTGCAACTGCATACCAAGAGCACCCGGATCAGGTAATCAGGAAGTATGTCTGTGGCCGGTGTAAATGCTCAAGAGATATGTGGGTTAATCCAGAGAATAGCCCTAAGTCGATCAAGTGTCAGATATGCGAGTTGGGCAGAATGAGGCTTGACGGTCTGCCCCCGGCGACTGGGTTTAAGACAAAGAGTCAAAGATGGCGATGAATTTTGGACAATGGGCAAAGGCGGTATTCAAGGCCGACAAGTACAAATGCCGGGGCTTGTTCTGTGATCCTTGGGGCAGGGTTGCGGTCAACGGTGATCCGCACCATATCAAACTTCGGTCACAAGGAGGCAAGAACGAGTTGGGTAACGGAATCACTCTCTGCCACCAGTGCCACGAATACGCTCATGGCCGGGACAATCTTCATATCCATGGCAAGCGGGTAACGGGTCGACAGTTTATGATAATGACGCTGGATAGATTAGTGAACGTGCCCGGCTACCGTTGGGCGGAAGTGCATGAAGAGTTGAGGAGGAAAAGGCCGTGAGTAACTATATGCCTTACCAAAACACAACCATATCTGAACGCAAATCAATGTTGCAGGTTCAGGAATTATTAGAGGGGGCGGGGTTCGATCAGGTTGCTACGGTTTGTGAAAAGAAGTCGGGGCGAAGGGCTGTCATAGCGATGTACGGTGGGGCAGAGTTCCGATTCGAGATTGATACCGTTGCCATGCGGGAAAAGATATCTAAGCGGGTTCGCATTGACGTAATGAAGGTAGGCTGGCGGCTTATGTGGGCACAGGTAAAAGAGACCTGTGATGGAATCAAGTGGGGGGTTATTACGCCGGCGCAAGCATTCTCTGGCTATCTTTGTCTGCCCGACGGCAGGACGGTCGCCAACCAGGTGACAGAAGCCATCGAGAACGGGTCTATCAAGTCGGGGTTTAACCTTTTGCAGATTGAGGGGCCGCAATGACCCAAGCAGACCGTATCCTACTGGAGCTTAAATCGGGTGACTGGGTTCCGACTTACAGACTGGTAGAGATTGCCTTCCAGTACAACGCCCGGATCAAAGACTTGCGTGACCGGGGGCACAACATCGTGAACAAACGTGACCCGAAAAACCCGAAGATAACTTACTTCAAGCTGATACCGAACGGAGAGTTGGCGTTATGAGAAAGCATTGGAACTATTGGGATGCCCCGTTGAATTTCTGGACCGGTTGCCATGCGGTGTCGCCCGGTTGCGATAACTGTTGGGCAAGAACGGGGCACAACAAACGACACGAAGCGAGACTGGCCGGGAAAACAGGTCTGCCAAATATGTTCGATCTGCCGTTCGATCACGTTCAGGTGTTCACGGATAAGATCAAGAAACCGATCCCCGGTGGAAGGCCAAAGACGTACTTTGTGAACAACACCAGCGACACGTTCCATCATGCGGTGCCGGATGAAATTCGAGACGAGTTGTTTGAGGCAATGTGGCGGATGCAAACCCATAGGTATCTGCTTTTAACAAAGCGGCCAGAGGTGGCAAGCCGATACCTTGCGTGGTTGGAAATGGAAACATCATTTGGGCCAACCGCTATGCCGACTGCTTGGAGAAAAGACCCTCTTAATTGTGTCTGGCTCGGCGTTACCGTCGAGGATCAGAAGCGGGCCGACAAACGGATTCCGCTACTGCTCCAAACGCCAGCACGGAATAGATGGTTGAGCGTGGAACCGATGTTGGGACCGGTGGATTTGTCTGGTTGCTTTGAGAATCAATGGCGTGCTCCGGAGATACGGCCAGCGGGAGTTGCGTGGGTAGTCTTCGGCTCTGAATCGGGAGCCAACCGCCGTCACTGTAGTCTTGACTGGATATACTCCGGTGTCGATCAATGTCAGAACGCCGGTGTGAAGGTCTTCGTCAAGCAGGTCATGGTCGACGGCAAGACGATCCACGACTGGAACGATAAACGATTTCCCGAAGATTTGAAGATCAGGGAGTTGCCGTGGGAACCCTTAGACACTAAAGGAGATGAATGATGGCTCAGACGATCTGGTCTATGAGGGGGCAATGTCTTAGAAAGCGCAAGTATCGTTCTGAAAAGGCCGCTCGACAGGCCGCCAATCGACTTTGGAACGAAGGTAAGCGGGGTGCTGGTCACTATCTATGCGACGTTTGCGGGGGCTGGCACGTCACAAGCAGATTAAAGAACCGAGACACTAAAGGAGAGTGAGATATGGCGAAGTTTATGGTGGCATTTACCTGGTTTTTTGCTGGCCTCGGTCTAATAGATCTGTGGCGAAGCATAGAGAGGGGCGATACTTGGGGGTTGGTTGTAGCGATATTCTGTGTTTGTATAATGATTTCGTGCGGGGTCTACTGGGTGGCGTATGCACAACGGGAAGGAGATAACCAATGAGTGATTTCACCCAAGAACAGGTAGCGGCGTATAAGGCCGATCAGAGCAAGTGCCCGTGTTGCAGGTCGACTGATATTTGTTTTACATGGGACAATTCAGACACATGGGAATGTGAGGACTGCTGTGCCCAATGGCGGAAGGTGTACACCCTGACCGACATCACTATGACCCGAAAGCCGGAGAAGGAGATAACCAATGACTGACCTGACCGCAGAACAGAAGGCGGCGTATCTGGTTGACCCGAGGGATTGCCCGTGTTGTAGGTCGTTTGACACCGAAGGGTGCGATGCCGACGAGTACGATACCGAGTGGCACGAAGCCGATTGGTTTTCTCGTGCCGTATGTTGCTGGTGCAACCACTGTAAAGCAGAGTGGAGAGAAAAGTACACCCTGACCGACATCACCCTAACCCGAAAGCCGGCAGAATGAAAAGAGAACAACAAGAAGTGGCGTTGACAGAGCTTGATTGCCAGTTTGCTATCTACAACTATCGGTCCCTGATTCAGGCACAGCCGACAATAATTCCCAACATCTATTTGTACGGCAACGAATCGGACGCCCTGTTCATTACTAAGACTCTTTGTGTCCATGAGTATGAGATAAAAGTCACTCACTCGGATTTTTTGGCAGACAAAAAGAAGTGGCGACACGCTCGGTTAAAAGATAAGGATGGCCATCATCCGACTACTTTCAGCTACGTCTGCCCACCGGACGTTATATCCATCGAGGAATTACCAGAATACGCCGGTCTGTACTACGTTGTGCAGTACGATGGGTATTACTTAGACCCAACTGACACGGGGTTTACGTTGTCTGAACAACGGCGACCACCACGACTGGGGGATAACACTAAGATTACCGAAAAGCAGTTGAGGGTATTACTTTCAAAGATGTCATATCGGTACTGGCACCATACCTCTAATTGGCGCAATCGTTATAAAGAGGCATTAACCCGAAGGCCGGAGGTGGAAGAATGAAAACGGAATATCGGTTTGAAGTGACCGCTAAGTGGAAAGATACGGGGAAGCCTATTCCCGATTTCATGGAGGAGTATACGATAGAGGCCATGAATAACGACTCTTTTGTGGTTGATTTTAGGGCGTTTAAGATCACCACCGAAGACGTGACAGCGGAGTTTGTAAAATGATATCCTGATCGGCGGGTGAGCGACGGCTATCTTGGACGCATGAGTCTGGTGAATTGACACCGGCCCCGCCGATTGGGAGTATTATACTTTCAGGTCGTTTAGTATAGTAAGAATTAAGACAAAGTAGGTAAGTATAACAAGGAGAAATGATATGATCGACTACAAAGCAAGCAAGCGGATGATGAAGAGTCAAGAGCAGATTCAGGCCGATCAGATCGGGGCGAGGATGAAGCTCCAGGAGATCGAGGAGTTGGTGGATGGGTTTCTGGAGAACCGTCCCCTTATCATCAACGATCCCTCCGACATAGTGGATAAAGTGAAGCACCTTATCAAAGTGGCGACTGTAGGACTCAAGCTGGCGGGCGGCAAGGAGAAATGATATGAGCGAGCGGTATAGGGTATTCTATCACGCAGTCAACGATAGTTATGAATTGCTTGGGATTGATGGGCAACGGTTGTTAGTTGTTTACCATGATGATGTGGAGACCAGAATGAGCGATCTCGCCGACCTACTCAACTCCCTGACCGACCGGATCGCGGAGTTGGAGGAAATTCGAGGTGACTATATTGAGGCAATGATGAAGATAGTTGGCAAGGCTACCACCCTTACCGCTCAACTGGCCGAAGCAAAGGCTGACTTTAAGATGGCTGAAACGGCTAATGAGCACAAGCGGATCAGGATTGACCGCCTGACCGCCGAGAACGAAAGGCTGGAAGGGTTAGTTAAAGAGTATCGCCGACAAACTGGTATCCAGCCCACCATGATTCAAGCCCTCTCTACCGACAAGGAAGGGGATGGCAATGGGAATCTTTAGTATGAAATACGTGCGATGTGATTTTTGCGGTGATCCACATGGGCGTGACGGTGAGTCGTCTGCAAGAGAGGCTCGTGCGATAGCAAAGGCAGAGGGATGGCGGCGCAAGAACGGCAAGGACATTTGTCCCGCCTGCTGGGACAAGGAAGGAGCGGAAAGATGAAGGCGGATCGTGAATATAAAGAACTTCGCGACGGACTGGAGGCTGGTATTGTAAAAGCCGCCCGGCTCAAGGCGCTGAAGGACGCGAGGGCTGAACTCGTTAAATACTCGTGGGGGCCGTATAACCCACCTGCCATCATCGACACCATGATTAAGGAGGCGGAGGTATGAGTATCTTTGATATGGGAAAAAATACGTCTGACATCTTAAAGAGCGTATCCCAACCACAGTGGATAGTAGAGCCGCTCAACAACGATATTCGCCAAGCCGCCCGGATCAAGGCGTTGGAGGACGTGAGGGCTAAAGTACAGGAGATAGCTTGGCACTTAGGCGAAGATAAAAAGACTAACAGAATATTAGGCACCATCGACACCATGATTAAGGAGGCGAAGGATGAGTGACGGGGGAACGTTAGCCCCAACGGAGTGGCATCCAGCCGCAGAGTCGGCAAGGGTTTGGTTCAACGGTGTGTCGCTGAGCGAGAGAATGTTATGGGTAGAGTCGTTTGCGTCGTGTGCTCTTGAGGGCAATCGAACCGCCGAAATCTGTTCAGAAACTTTGAACCGGATTATGTCTGGTGAAAAAGTTAGCGACCGCTACCTGCTTGGCCTGGTCTGGACCATGAGATATGGAGATGGAGGTAGAAGACATGAATGACAAGTTGAAAGCGTGTCCGTTCTGTAAAAAGTTGCCGGAAATAACCAAACACGCCAAAGAAGAGCTTTGGTCTCTTCTTCATCGGTGTAAGGTTGTCGGGGCAATTAAGATCGATTGGGGCAGTTACGATAGAATAGTTGCCGCTTGGAACACCCGCACCCCTGACCCGTTGGTGGAGGAGTTGGAGGAGGTGCTTGGTAAGTATTTCGATGTTGGTCGTATGATGGTAGAGGACCATGAAAAATGGTCCACAGGAATAGTCGGTTGTACGTCATCTAAGATGATGCGAGACTTGATAGAGATAACTCCCAACATCCTCTCCCGCCTAGAAGACAACGACTTAGACCGCACCCCCGACCCGTTAGTGGCGGAGGCTATCAAGATATTGAAAAAACTGTCCGACATAGACGAGAAAAGTTGCTATTCGGATGAGTTTGTTGCCGAACTGGATGACGTTATGGTGGAAGTCAGAGAAACCATCTCCCGCTTAGAAGCCAGAAAGGAAACGATATGAGTAACGAGTTGAAAGCGATAACAGAAAAGCTCGACCTGATATTTGTTAAGCTCCCGATTAACCTTGACGGGAGTTGTGTTGTGCCTCTTAGCAGAGATGAGTATCAAACTATCCGCAAGGCATTAACCCGCACCCCTGACCCGTTGATGGCGGAGTTGGTTTATGAGCTAAAACGGGCCGATAAGATAATCGTCAGATTGGCTCGTATGGTTAAACACTATGGATACTCCGAAGAAATCCCCGATTTACGTAAAGACAAAAGAAAGTACACTCTCTCCCGCCTTGAGGCCAGAAAGGAAGGTGAGTGATGGGAAAGTGTATCGAGTGTGGACGAGAGGCGCAGTTGACTATAAATAATAAGTGCGCCGAGTGTTTTGCCCCCACCCGCAACACGATAGAGGAAATCGAGGCGGCTGAAGCCCAGAGAATCGAGAGGCTTGGGCACGTTCCTCCGAAGTTTGAGGGGGTTCCGTTCAAAAGGGGGACTATTAAGATAGATCCATTTCCCTTCTTTGATGATTCGGAATTTCGTAGGCAGATAGTAGAGGAAATCGAGGCGGCGTTCAACGAATACTTTGCGGTGTCGTGTGGGGTAAGGATTGTAACCATCAAGCGGAATGAAGTGTTCGACATTCTCGCCAAAGCCAAGGGAGGAGAGTTGCCTAAATGCGAAAAGTCATAATCTTACTGGCCATGGTGGTTGGGTGCTCGACATCCCCATACCAGCCAGAACCGCTGACACCGCAAGAGCAGATCGACAGCCTGGAGGCCGAGGTCTGCCGCCTCAACGCAAGAATCGAGACCGAAAGCCTGGACAAGTCCCGGTGGTGGTATCTGGCGCAATGCTACAAGGCTCAACTGGATTCGGCTGGGATAGAACTCACCTGTCATGGAGGAATATGATGAAAGCTAAGATGATTGTTCTGCTGGTATTGATGGCCTCAACGGTGTTGGGGCAGGTGGACCATTGGACTCCCGACGATAAGGTTATCGCTGATGATACTATTTGGGTCGACCCTCTCCCCATGAAGATCGACACAATAGGAGTTGACACGGTGGGGTGGGGTGTGGATTCGTCATCATATTACTCAACCGGTAGCAGCTCAATATCGGGCTGGTACTTTGCTGTCGATACTGCGATATACCCCCAGTGGCGGCACTTTGTCGCCCCCATCCTCCACTACACCACTGACACGTCCTACTACCTAACAGATAAGCAGGTGGGCTTTCTTAACAAATTATTGGAGATCAATGAGTCATGCCCCGGTTGTCCGGTAACGATTAGCACGGACAAGTGGTTTGTCCGCCCCAAGAAGGGGAGTCTGTGATGAATAAACGGTTACCATCTCTCAGCAAAGCCGGGGCCAAGCTCAAGCCGGATGCCGATCCCGAGACGATGAGGCGCAGAGCGTACCAGAGGGCTTACTATCTGGCCCACAAAGAGAAAGCCAAAAACTACCAGAAAAGGTACAACGAACTGCATAAGGTGAAAAAGGGTAAGCGGTATACCAAGTCGAAGTTTGTCCGGGAGACCATCAAATCCAGTTACACCGCTTCAGACCTGCTCAAGATGCCAGCCAGCAAGATGGTCCATGCCGTGAGCACGATAGTCAATGAGGACGCTACTTACGTGGGGGTGAGATGATTAAATCCCTTGTGATCGACGGAACGCCCGAAAGCTCTCATGGCCGGTGCCGGTTCCTGATCTGGATTAACGGCGAAAAGGTCTGGTTGCAATGCCGTATGTTCGGTTACTTGTCTAAGTTGGCGGTTGCCCGGAGATTGGGGTCGGGATGGTTGCACAAGACAGAGATTGAACCGGGGACGAACTATGGTCGGTATATTTACCGGCTGAAGGATCAGATAAAGATTCAGACTGAGTTGGTCCTGAACATCCCCAACGACAGACGTGGCAACTACTATCTGGACGTAGAGCCAGACAGGATATTTTTCAACCATAAACAGCTATCCGACTTCCCGGATGCTCTTGTCCGTGAGGCGGTTGGGATGGTAGTAAGCAAACAAGAAAGGAAGTAAGTGATGGATAGCGAAATACAATCAGTAGTTGGTTTACCGTCCGAAAAGACCCTGATTTTCCCGATATGGAGATGTGCCGATAAATTCTACGTGTCAACCGGCGATATCCTCGGAGGTGTTGCTAAGTGGGCTATTATCCAGTCTCCCTACACTGTTCCATATGATCTCAGTGAGGCGATAGAATCCCTGAACATGTATTTGCTCAACAATCATGGATGGGGGGATATGCCCCGAGAGGTTGGGATAAAACTTAGCTGTCGTGAAATAAGGGAGTTGCTTGAGACGGCATTTGATCTAATCCCCGAGATCATGGCGTGGAACGTAAGCAAGAAGGATAGACCAGGCGGTGTTGAGTTGAACACCGACCCGGACTATGATTTTATTGACCTGTCGGCCCTTGCCAGAAATGTGGCCCATGAAATTACGTTAGATAGGCTCTACCATCTCTAACCGTTCCCGGTTGCGGGTAAATAATCGGGTGGTTAACACGGCCCGTCAATGCGTTGTAGAGGCTATACCAAAACATAGCTGATTTTCCTTGATTCATTGACAGCCCCCGGTCTTAGCGGATCGGGGGTGTTTTTATGTCAGCGACCACCGGCCAGAATCCCACCAAACAGCGCGGGGTCGCCGTGGTTCACTTTATTGAGCCGGTTGGGGGGATTTTACTGCCAAACAGAGAAAAGCCCGTAGCGGGCCAGTATGGGGCCAAAAAGCAACCCCCGCCGCTTGCGCTACGACGGGGGTCTGGGAGGAGAAGAGCAGTATGAATGGCTGGACCGCACCGAAAGAGGAAAAGAAATTTAGATAAAGGCGTGTAGCCCGAATCCTACCTTAAATTTAGAGTCGTAATTCGATTCTGTGTCAAAGGCCGACTGATATTTGCCGAATACCCACGTTCCCCACGATACCCCCAGAACATCACCGACCGTATAGGCCGCCGCCAGTCCGACAGAATTAGTCAGGTAAGTAGCGGCCGCCACCCCACCGGGGCCGGGTTCGTTTGACCAGTCATGACCCGCCGAAAGGACAGGGCCAGCGTAAAACTTGTCGGTTTTCAAGGTAAACAGGGCCGCAACCTCAACGTCCGCTTCAACGGTGGTGCCAAAATCGCCAAAGGCGAAGGTCCAGATCGGACCGCTAATCTTGGTCCCCATACCCCACCGGGCAGAGAAATCACCGTTGTAGATAGCACCGGCCATGAAAGCCGATGTGGGGGGTTCCTGCGCCTTCATAGTGATCGGTATGAGGATCAGGATCGCCAGTATGATTGCTATTTTTCTAAGCATTGGGAACCTCGTTCTTCTTGACGGACTTGACGGTAGCGTGAGCGGCACTTGAGATAACCATTCCGCCGGTCAGATACGGGATCATTTCGGCAATAGGGATATGCAGGCCGAACAGGTTGCTCAGCCCCCAGATCGAAATAAAGTTAAGCACCGCCACGATGAACACGCTGGTAATCGGTACGTCAGCCGGGATTTTCGCCTTAATGACCTGCGTCAGCGGCATAATCAAGCCAGCCGATACGATGGGCCAAAGTGAATTGAAGAAAGTTGAAGGGTCC